CAAAAGATTGAAACACTAGAGCAAATTATTACAGAATATGAGCTTAAGTTAGAAATACTTAAACAAGAGCTTAGGTATTTAAAATTGAATGAAGAAAACAACAAAAGCTTACCTGCCACTTGGGTAACTACTGATACTAAAGAATACTAATATGGGAAAGACATATACTAATATGAAAGGAAAACCTGATGAGGTAGTAATAGACGAAAGGTTTAATGTTAATAATATTTGTGTTATTAATGGCACTTACTGTTTAAAGGGGTGTAACTACATTGAAACAGAGATATGCACAAAGCATGAATTAAGAAAGCAACAGTTAAAGGAGGAAAAGAATCATGGTTCATGAATTCCATAATCCCATTCCTGTAGTAGTAGAGGATAACAAAGATGGCTATGCTATCTATGTTAGGGATTCTGGTACTTTTGAGAATGATGTTTGGTGTGTAGTGCATTGTGATACTGGAATAGTAAGGCACTATTTAACTGACCAAATAAAGATATATGCCAATGCTACATTTGGTATTAAAAAAGAAAAGCTATGATTAAAAAGTTTAACATACCTGTTAAAGAAAAAGTTCAAGTATTTCAAGTATGGCTAGGGTCTATTAATTGGACACTAGGAGTTAATCAGCTCACTGATTCTGAACTAGAGATATTTTCTTATTTATTGTATTACAATGATAAGTACAAGTCTATTACAGAACATGAGGTTAGAATGGATTTACTATTCTCTACTACTATAAAGAACAAGATTAAACAGGAGTTTAATATAGTTACTCATAAGCTAGAAACTTATCTTAACAAGCTTAGAAATAAAGGATTTATTGTTGGTAATAGTGTACCAGAAAGATTTTTGGTTTATCCAGAAAGTTCTATAGAGGTAACCTTTACTTGTTTTATGGAAGTGCAAACTCCTAAAGCAGAAGTAAAAGTTGAAGAGCTAGAAATACCTACAGAGCAAATTCCAGTAGAGATACAAGTAAATGCTGCAGTAGATATTCAATTAGATGAGTATGATGATTTAGATGAGGTGCCTAATGAGCCTTTGGATTTTAGAGATTCATTTGATAAGTATTTTAATGAGGAGGATAATCCTACAGAAACATGGATGGAACTCTAGAAAAAATAATAACCCTAAAAGCTAAAGAGCTGAATATTTCTAAGGCACAAGCTTTAGAGATATTTAACTCTATACCTAGATTTGTAGCTAAGATAATGAAAGAAGGTAACCCTTTAAATCCTGACTCATATAAATCAATTTATATTAAGGACTTAGGTATAATATATCCTAGACTAGATATAGTTAAGAATATTAAAAGAAACATCGAAAACAAAGAAGCAAATGAAGATATTTAATCTTGCTAACAATAAAGTAGTTTTTGATACTGAGCTATTATTGATACCAGAGTTTAAAGAACTATGGGAAGCAGATAAAAGCAAAACCAAAGACTTAGTATTTAAACAGTTTGCTTATATATATTTTATAATAGACTCTGGTAGTCCTTATAGTAATTTTCCAGTACATAAAAGGAAAGAGTTTGTAGGTAATGATATTTTTAAAGGAGAAGTAAAAGAAACTCCAGCACTAAAGGTTGCTATGGATAAGTACATACTAATGTCAGAAACTCCTACACAAAGGTTACTTAGTAGTGTTAAAGGTAAAATTGATGATGTAGCTAACTTCTTAAAGAACACTGATATTACAGAAGATTCTTTAGGCCCAGTACTTAAGGCTATTGAAAGTACATCAAAACTTGTATCTCAATTGTCCACTTTAGAAGATGCTGTGAATAAAGAAAAATCTACAGATGCTACTAAAAGGTCTGGAGAGAAAAGAACTAGAAAGTATGAGGATTAGTATTCCACCAAAGTATTTTCAAGAAGTATCACATACTTTTCAAGACCATGGGGTGTATACTCAATACCCTATAGGTACTTATCAGTTTGATGAGTTTTGGGAAGAAGAGACTAGAAAGTGTAAAGAAGGAGTTACCCATGGAGAACTATATATTCCAGGGGCTTATTATTTTTATTTGAACTACACACAAATTGAGCTTAAGAATGCTAAGACTGGTAGAAAAAATAAAGGGTTTCCTATTTTTACAGATGTTGATTTAGAGTATTTTACTTTTATTGAAAAAGCTAGAAAACAGCAAAAAGGTATAGTGCTAGTAAAACCACGAAGGATTGGTTTTTCTTATAAATCAGCAGCTATTATTGCACACGAGTTTAGCTTTTTTAGAGATGCTAAATGTATTATAGGTGCTTTTCAGTCAGAACTTTCTGAGAATACTATGAGGATGTCATTAGATGACCTTAACTTTTTAGACCTATATACAGAATGGGGTAAAGAAAGAAATCCTAATACTAAGGACTTTGTAAAAGCTAGATATAAAAAGACAGTAGATGGAGTATCAGCTTGGTCAGGGTATATGTCTGAGATACATTCTTTTACTTTTAAGGATAACCCTTTTGCTGCTATTGGTAAATCTAGTAACCTTTTCTTATTTGAAGAAGCAGGTAAATGGCCAGGCCTTCTTCAGTCATATAATATTTCTGAACCTTGTTGGAAAGATGGTGATGACCTTATTGGTGTACCTATTATTCAAGGAACTGGCGGTGATATGGAAGGGGGTACACAGGAATTTGCTGAAATGTTTTTTCATCCTGAGAAATATAATTTCTTAGCCTTTGATAATATATGGGATGAAGATTCTATAGGTTCAAAATGTGGCTTTTTTATACCAGCCACTAGAATGAGATTTGGTACCTATAAAGATGCTTATAAAGAACATCCTGAATGGAAGGATAAGCCTATGATAGATGACTATGGTAATTCTCTTGAAGAGGTTGCTAGGCAGTCTATTATGGACTTAAGAAAAAGAGCTGAACAAGGTGCAGACCAACAAGCTAAAATTGACTCTGTTACACAGTTTCCATTATCACCTAAGGAAGCGTTTTTACAAAGTCATTCTTTTTTCTTTCCTATTGTAGATTTAAAAGGAGTTTTATCTAAGATGGATGATTCCATTGAATTAGATAAACACAGTATAGGTTTATTGCAGTTTGAAGAAGGTGAACTTAAATGGAAAGATGTACAAGGTGGAGCACCATTTAGAGAATATCCTGTACAAAAACCAGAACATGGTTTAATTGAGATATATGAAACACCTAGACTATCAGAAAATGGAGATAATATAGCTAGGTATATTGCTGGTATTGACCCTTATAGATATGATAATTCTAGTACAGATTCAGTAGGTTCTATATTTATGTTTGATAGACTTACTAGAAGAATAGTTGCTGAGTACACTGGTAGGCCAGAAACTACTGACCAGTTTTATGAAACATGTAGAAAGCTGATTATTTATTATCAAGCTACTGCTATGTATGAAGCAAACATTACTGGTATGTACACATATTTTGAAAAGAAAAAAGCTTTGCACTTTTTAGCAGATACTCCTTACAATCTTAGAGATAGAAATACTTGGAGACCTAATACTAATACTTCCAAAGGAATTATTATGAGTAAAGGAGTAAAAGAAAGAGGTATGGAATATCTAAAATCTTGGATAGATGAGAGTATATCTGAAGAAAGCGAAGAAAAAAACCTAACAAAAATAAGATCTATTGGTCTACTAAAAGAACTTATAGCATGGAACCCTAACCCTAGAGCTAACTTTGACCGTGTATCAGCTATGCTTATGGTTATGTGGTATGATGTAACTTTACAAGAGTTTAATCGTATATCAATAGAACAATCACCACAAAAGAAAAAAACCGCTTCTTATTTTGATAAGTACAAACAAAAAAGAGATAATCAAGATATATGGATGAAGCACTTTAATAATATACAAGAAGAATAGTATGTACAATAGAATGTTTACTGCACCTAGTCAACTAGTAACTGATTCAGTTAAAAAGACTAAAAAATGGCAACAAGACACAATAGATTCTTTTGAAGCTTTAGTGCTTTTTGAGAATAGACAGATTAAAAATTCTTACTACAATAAAGTAACTAACTATAATCTAAAGAGAGGTATTCTTAACATGAATGATGTTGAGAAAGTAGTTGACCCTTATGGATTAGGCTTAGGTACTTTCCCTGGAAGAATGGAGCATAAAGGAGTTGGTAACTCTAAGATTGACCTACTGGTAGGGGAGCACATGAAAAGAAAGTTTGACTTTAGAGTTATTAGAAGTTCTTCTGACCAACAAGGTATTAGAGAAGTAGAAGAATCTAAACTGCAAGAGTACCAAAAGTTTTTTGCAGAGCAAATTCAGAACTCTAATTTTGATGAAGCCCAAGCTGAAAGGAAGTTAAAGCAATTAGATGAATATACAAACTCTTCATTTTTTGATATAGCTGAAAGGGGAGCTAATAAATTGCTCAAGTATCTTTACAAGTACTACTATGTTAAAGACTTAGTATTTGACCCTGCTTTTGAAGATGCACTTATTGCTGCAGAGCAATATTGCTTTATTGAAGAAATGGGTGGAGAACTAGCTATTAGAAAAGGAGACCCTACTAGGATTTTTACAATTATGAATGGGCATGCTACAAATGAATCTGGTTTAGAAGCATTAGTAGAAGTTACATATCATACTATATCTTCTTTGGTAGATTTATTTCATGACTACTTAACTAAAGACCAGCTTAAAGAATTAGAAGATTACAGAGGATATAATTCAGGCCCTACTCCTTATTTTAACTACCCTATGTATGGCCATATAGGAGAATTAGCTATTCCTTCAGATTCTGCTACTGCAAGAGTGCAGGAAATTATGCCTTTGGGTGATTTAGACTTACCTATGTTTTCTAGTTACTTTGATGCTAGAGGTAACATACGATTACTACATTGTATTTGGAGGTCTAAAAGAAAAATAAAGCTTGTTAAATCTCTAGATGAAAATGGTGTAGAACTACTTAAATATGAGCATCAAAAATATGTTATTGATGAGCTTAATGGAGAAACACTAGAAAGAGAAGAGTGGATTAATGAGTGGTGGAGAGGCTATAAGATTGGTGCTAATATTTATATTAAAGCTGAGCCTATTCCATATTTAGGCAACTCTTTAGATAATATTTCTAAGCAAGAGCCTCCTGTGGTTTTACAGTTCTATAATACCAATTCCTCTAGAGCACAGTCTTTAATGGATATTATCAAGCCTTATGATTACTTGTATAATATCTTTGATTATAAAAGACAGGTTTTAATAAACTTAATGCTACCAGACATTGTGCAGTTTCCTACTAGCATGATTCCTGATAACATGACTTTACATGAGTTTTTGAATTATGTAACCTCTACTGCATTTATGCCTATGGACCCTACTGCAGAAGTAATGACTCCTAAAGGTTTACAAGCTGCAGGTACATATAATACTATTACCCCTAACAGGTTATCTTCAAATCAAAGTGGGCCTATTAGTGTACTTAATAATGTATTGCAAGATATCATTAGGACTATGGATATAGTATCTGGAGTTACTCAACAAAGGCAAGGGGCTATTTCAAATTCAACTAGTAGGTAATGTTGAAAGAGCTGTTACTCAATCTTCTTTAAGCACTGAAAGGTGGTTTGCTAAAAATGAATTTTTCAAAGAAAGATGTCTAAAAAGAATTCTAGATATTGGCATTCATGTTTTAAGAAAGAATCCTAAAAAACTTTCATACTTAATGGATGACTTTACTAAGGAAATTATGACTGATGATGAGATTAGTGGAATCTTATTAGCAGACTTTGACCTTATGGTATCTAGGTCTTCAGATGATGCTATGCTACTACAAATGATTGAGCAAAACTTTAGCCAAGCTGTAGCAGCTGGTACTGCTGATATGGGTGACCTTATTAGTGTACTTAATAATGTATTGCAAGATATCATTAGGACTATGGATATAGTATCTGGAGTTACTCAACAAAGGCAAGGGGCTATTTCAAATTC